GAGGTCATAATTTCATATTCTTAGTCCATCACTCACTCTGTGCAACTCAGATGTTTACCCGTTGAAAATCCCCACGATTCTCAATCTGTTCACGATTACTGGTAAGGATTGCGTCCGGGTGATGGACTAAAGATACGATTTGTTGGGCAGTTTATACTCATACCCAGGAGTTGCTTGGCCCTAGCTAGTACACTCCGACATGAAACTAGCTAGGTGATTGCTCTATATCAGGGAGTGTCTTACCTACTAACTGCACTATCTAACCGCGTTGTTAAGGGGATCAGCAGTCTTAGTTAAAACTAAACTGCTCGGATAGTGAGGCATTCAGACACTATAACAGGGAGAGCAACTTTCTTTACAGACCCTGCAGCAGCAGAGCAGGATCATCAGCCTTCATGTAAGTATCCAGCTTCTTAGTCAGCACCTCAATGATCTCGCTGAATTCCTCGCCCTTCTTGGTGTGCTCAACATAGAGAGCCAGTTGGTTCTTGAGAACCACCAGGATTTCCTTGTTGGTCTTAACCGAGGAGAACTTCTTCACAAAGACACTGGCTGCCAGTTCCACAGCTTCCTTCTTCTTGTTCGCAACTGCTGGCATGATTTCCACATAATCAGCAGCAAAAGCAGCCCAAGATTCGGCAGTGATGGAAGTTGCACGACGATCTGCACGATCCTGATTAGCAATTGCACCCCACGAATACTTCTTAGCAAAGTCCTTGTCAAAGGTTTCTTGACTAAACGTTTCATCTTCAGCAACATCCGCAGCAACTGCGCCACGGATCACATTGTACATTGCCTCTTTCAGCAGTTCTTGCTGCTTGGCATCGCCAGATTCCAGGATTGCAACAATGCCTTCGAGACTAGGAACCAGAGCAGAAATTTCGACAGTAGGACGCTGCGAATCCAGCTTATCCTTCTTGAAACGAAACTTCATTGCAACCGATTCCACGGTGTTGTCGAAGTTAGGAACGATTTTGGCGGTTTGGTTTTGGTCGGTCATGATTTTAAGATTAGAAAGGTTGGTAGAGTTGAGAGGGGAACTGGAAAGTTTTGGGACAGACTTTCCTCAACTGTTGAGCGGAGTATAGGGGGAGACGGGATGGATGTCAAGGGGTCCCCCAGGTCTAAGTTAGGTGAAGGCTGAATCTTTTGAGTCCAGTTTACCCTTGAAGTATTCTGCTTTCTCTGCTAGTGTATTTCCTTTCACTCTCTGCGACCTTATACCATTCACAAAAGATTCTGGCTCACAGATTACATAGAGTTCTTCGCGCGCCCGAGTTACAGCAGTGTAGAGAAGTTCCCGAGACATCATAGTTGCATGGGACTGGTGTAGAGTTACGAATACTTTGCGCCACTCGCTACCCTGACTCTTATGCACAGTCAAACAATATCCAAGTAAAAGCGTATTGAGTCCTGAAGCTGTATCTACTTTAATCTCTTGATCTGATGCCAGCATTTTCAGAGTTACACAGTGAGAAGCTTTATGAACCCGATCTCCTTGTTCTGCCGAAGCTACCTGAGCCAGCATGAAATCCACATCTTCCAGGTTAAACTCTGATTCAGGTACATTTGCGGGATCTTGCTCACAGCCCCAATAATCCAGAGTCGTAGAAGCAACGGCAAATGAAGCTCCAGAGTATGCTGGATTTGTCTGGATATCAGTAACAATTGCATCTTCCTTATCATACAGAACCTTGTCTCCGACGGAAAGATGGATCTTGTTGAATCCTGCGATGATCTGGTGAGTTACTCGATTGTTTTTCCGGGCCAGATGATTTGCAATGATGTTGTTCAGTTCGATTGTGCCGAATGATTTGTTAAAAGGAATCAGGATCATATCCTCCTCTGGATCATAGGCTCCTGAGTTTTCTGCTTGGATAAAGAAATGTCCTGCTGTGGTGCAAGCTAGTTCTGCAGTGAGTTTCTTTTTCCAGGGATGGAGAGTTAATTGTCCTGGGGTTTTCCAGTCTGGGAGCTCTTTTGATTCAATTGGGTTTCCAGAAAGAATACGGTGGGCAAGAGAGATGATGGGAGATTCGAGAGCCTGCCGATAGACCTCTGTAAGTTCCACAACAGGAAGTTCCAAAAGCTTGAAGCCTAAGATTGCAGGTCCGAAAACTGGCGGGAGCTGCTGAATGTCACCGAGATAAATAAATTGTACGGGGTGAGCGCAGGCAGACTCGACTTCCTTATGTAGATCTGTACCAATCATTGAGGCTTCCTCGAAAATGATGGTACGGATAGTTGATGGGAGAGGATTCGCAGAGTTCCTAGTCGCCTCGAATTTCATCTTGTTCTTAGATTCTCCAGTCACATCATCATTTACTTCATAGTAGACGGGCTGATACTCTAGGAGTTTATGGATCGTGATACAGTTAGATTGGAGATCTGGAGGCATGTTACGTTTGATATTTGCAACTGCTCGCCGAGTGTATGCACAGATTACGATTCCTGGGGTATCGCTGGGAAGATATTTATGGCCATCGCTGGAGAGGATACCCGCTTTACCTGAGAGGATAAGAGATTGGGTAACTGCTTTCTGGCAGGTTGTTTTGCCTACGCCAGCGGCCCCTATCAAAACGCATGAATCGCCTTGCGTAGCTAAAGTTACAAACTCCTTTTGTTTTTCGTTAAGTTGAATTGGATTACCATATTTGTCAGTTATTTCAAACACATCCTCTCTGATTTCTGAAGGTTTAGAAAGCACAATTGTTTTTGTCTCTTCTAGTCTTTTGTTTTTATACTTGGCTAGAAGCTCCTGAAATTTATCCTTGTCCATGAGATTCCTTATATTTAATACTTCGCGTAGTGTTAAAATTCTGAAAGGCGTCTAGCATCCACACACAATTTGAAGGCTCATAATTACCGTCCACGTCTTTTCTTTCTATTGTGTGCCAAGGAGTAGGGCACAATCCCATATCTTCAAGAAAATATAGGAAATCGTGTCGCCATCTTTGGCATACAGTAATTCCACGCCCTCCATAATTTGGATAACGTGCCCTGTTTTTATTATAGCACCTGTCTTTCATGTTTTCCCAAGTGTGATACTCTTTCTTAAAACGCTTATCTAGATAACAATGGCCACAAGATTGTGCAGGCCATTTGGTGTGACGAATTTTAGGCGTGGAATATTCGCAGAAATTACCGCAATAACACCTGCAATGCCACATATACTCTCCTTTATCGTTTCTTGGGAGAGGTGCAATTACTTTAAGACGCCCATTTGTATGGCCTACCAGATTAAGTACATTGTGCCAAGGCATATAACCTCCTAGTTAAAGAGGCTTCAGTGTAAGCTGTCTGGTTGTTTTACCGTATTGGGGACAGGTGGAGGTCATACAATTATATCCTTCATGAAATATGGCACAGGACGTCCTTTATAACTCATTCCGCGCCCCTTGTCAAGTACCCATTGGCGATGCTTATACCGATAGTATTCTTGGTATTTAGAGGAGACATCTGGATACCGGAGATTATCTAGCTTGATGAAAGCTGGGCCAGCGAAGGTGAAAGGTGTCGGGGAATCCAGATCTAGCTCAAAAGAATAATCTGCGAAACATTTGATTATGTCCATTGATGCATGAGTTGGATGGTTCAAAGAGAATCTGATTCCTTCAAGATTTATGCAAAGATCCATGAGCCAGTTACAGTTAGATACTGATTCTAGGAGCCAGAGAGTGCAGGGATGATTCTGATGGGTTGGTTTGTAGAAGTATTTATGGGACGATTCTGGTAGATGTTTGAGAGCAGCGGTAGATAGCATCTGAGCTGATTCCAGGATCATCTTATGTATGTGCTGGTCACAATGATAAGCTGCTGCTTCTTGTGTATGGGGAGAAAGGACAAATATGTTCATTAGGATCTCCCAAATGCATAATAATATTGATCTGTGCGACGATTATAGAGGATATGAATATGCCCTATTTTACACATCGTGAACCCGTTTAGAGGGTACCCTGAAACTGAAGTTACTCTATAGTAGAATTCTAAGTCTGCTTTCCACTTAGGGCGAAGTTTGAAATGTGGTTTAGTTGGTAGAGAATTCATGCTATAACTCCTCGGACAATTACGAAACCTGTTTCACCATCTACAGAACGGAAAGATAGAGCAACTTTCGGGCAAGAGAGAACAGTTCGCTCACCTTGTTCTGGATCAAAGATGATTTGATAGATTGTATCTTGATGGGTGATTCTACCGGAGTGAGAGTAGTATAGATCTAGGAAATAATCTCCGGACCAGTGGAGAAGATAGTTTTTCTGGAGGAGAGGGCGAAAAGATGGAGGAACAGAGAAGGATGATGTGAGAACAGAATGATTCATGATTTAGGACTCCTCTCTTTTGAGTAATTAAACTGGGTTACGAGTTTGCGGGGAGAGATAGAAGTGTTTGGTAGAGTTAGATATACTTCTGTAGCCTCCACCAGTTTGTACTCAATTACTTTTGGGTTAGCTTCTAGAAGAGAGGAAAAAAAATGGGTGTCGGAGAAATTACAGTGAAGCTTTGGCGTGGAATCTGGCCGGTCTGAAGAACGAACTATAAAAGTCATCAACATGATTTAAACTCCTTCCTTCCTCTTATGCTTCAGATTCATGTCCCACCTTAACTTCGCTTTCATGTACTCGAATTTAGTTCTATATTGATCTGGAGTTGGGAGAGATTCTGGAGCTGAGGCAATAATTGCTGCCATATTTGCGTCTTCAGTTGAGGCATCTGGATCTAGAATTGTGAAATCTCCGATCCTGACTCGCCCGATATCTTTATCTCCTAGTCCGATGAAATTACGCTGTTTCTGCAGGGCATTACGGAGGATTTTGAATAGGGCGTTGGAGAAGATGGTTCCGATAGATATGTGAGTTTCACAGTGTTCTAGGAGATCCTCTAGGTCTGTTTTAGGGATGGAATAGAGAGCAGATTCTGTGCTGGATTTGATTATGATGAATTTCCAGTAATCTGCTAGAGGGATCTGGAGCCCTGTGAAAGGAGATGGAACTGTACCTTGAGGGAAAGATCCTGCAACTGAAGCCCACTCTGCAATCTGGGAAGCATAATCAGATAATGGGCGATGAGGATTCTTAATCAGTCTTTCTAGTGCAGCTTCTCGATTAGCTAGTTTCTTCCATTCATCTCTACCTTCAAGATCAGTTAGGACTCCTGCCTGGAAGTCGGAGTAGGAATCTTTCCAGTTCTCGATCCAGTAGTGGACATTATCTAATGTTTTGGTGTCCTGGGAGATTACAAAGTGAGGGAAGATTTTACCTGGGACAGTTACTGTATTGAGTTTGATTACAGTTTTGGCCAGATCCTCCATGTTTTGAGCGATGATGCTAGCTGTTCGTTCTGTGCGAATCGCTGGGACTCTGAACTGGACAAGATCGCTGGAATTGAGAAGTGCGAGAAATAAGAGATAAGAGTCAATTGAGGTTAGTTCCCCGGATGACCATTTGTGGAGATATGAGAGAAGTTTCTTCTGGGGGAGAGAAAAGACGGGATGGCTGGTTTCTCTCGAATAGAGAGATCCTGGGAAATGTTCGCAGGAAAATTCGAGAGAGGAGAGGGAACAGAGTATTTTCATATAGAATCCTAGAATCTAGATTGATGATCAGGCGAGTGAGCGTAGTGTTTGAGCTGAGATTGTATCTAGATAGGCTCCTAGAAGATAGCACAGACAGACTAGCAGAATTGCGAGGAGAACAAATAGGAGTTCTTTGGTTTCAGGGGAAAGTTTCATGATGGGATAATTCCTTACCAAGTTGTGAAATAGTACGCAAAGAGGAGAACCATTCTCATTTCTGTAAAATCCATTGGATGCTCAGGATAGATGTTGTGCATATAAATGAGATTAAATTGAGCATGTGATGTGATTGCAGGATCAGGCCAGTAAGCTAAATCTTCATCTGGTGCCTGGGTTGCGAGAATGAAAATATTGGGATAGGTGAGGGAGATTGGGGGATAAGGTGGAGCAGATTTGGAAATGATAGGGAAAGTCATGATTTGATTCCAAGGTTAAGATTTCAGGGAGAACAGAGAAGACTCATATTCTTCTTCTTGTTCTTTTGTCATGAGACCATTCTCATATCTCAGTTGGTTCACTTGAGAGATTTCCGCTGGAGTCATGCCGGAGAAATATCCTGTACGATATCTGGTGAGAAGATCTAATTCTTTATCTTTGTCAGATTGAGAGACAGACGGGGAAGATGATTCTGTGAGAGATTCTAGGAGATCAGGTTTCAGGCTCATATTCTCCTTCCTATATCCTGATTCTATATCAGTGATGTATTTAGATAGGTAATTGATGAGGGAAACATGGCCTAGATTCTGGGAAGAAGAGAGAGAACCTTGAATGATTTTTAGTTCAGTGAGAGTGAAGTATGGGCGGTATTTTTTAGCCATGATAGGATGTTAGCTCCAGAAACGGGAAAACCCCAGGAACTGTTAGAGTCCTGGGGATAAGAGGGAGAATAGATTCTCAGTTAAAATCAGAGATAATGTTTCCACTCCTTGCCATCGAAAGATGAATTTGAGCCATCAGGATAGAAGAAATAGACTATGTGCTTTGTATGGGGAGATTCTCCGGTTGATTCGATGACGTAGCCATTACATTGGTTCGTGACAGTCTGATTTAGCTCAGATTCCGCATGAATCGCTGCGGATGTCTGGGTAGAATGTTGTTCATGAGTGAGTCTTGGCATGATTAGATTCCTTATTCTTCAGCGGGTTTTACGATTACCTCAATTACAGCACCCGCAGGTAGAGTTTTAAGCCATTGTGTCAATGCTTCGGCAGTTCCTGATACATAGAAAGGATCATCATAGCATGTGGGATTGTTTAGATCACAGAGCATAGCAGAGAATTGAAGTGGCTTAGAGGGCTTAGAGGGCTTAGATTGTTCGGCCATGATAGATAGAATCTCCAGTGATAATCAGACTACGGGAGCACAGAATTATGATTCAATAATCTGATTATAAGGGGAGATTCAATTCCCCTAGAATTCTCCTTCTATCCTTTCTTCTTCGGAGGTTTCATTCCCTTAGTTCCTTTCATACTCTCCCAGTATTCTCGCGTCACAATTTCCATGCCGGTATCAGCTACCAATTTATCTACTGGAGCCATATCTCTAGATGGTTTCCATTGGCAAGATGCATGGTTAAACCCACCGACAACCCGATACTCAATATATCCGGCAGGATTAAGACGTAATTCAATATGCATAAGATGAAACTTTCATAAATTGAGATTGAAAAGAATGGACGGGAAACTAGACTGCTAGACTGTCAGACCGCCCAAAATCAGGGTACGCCTATGGGCCTGCCGTGTCAACCCCTGCCCTAGAGCTAAGTTAGATATTACTTGTTATGGTATCTATAGGTATGTAACTATAACTCTAGTCTTAGGGTATAAACCTACCCCCACTAAAAATTTAATCTTATACATAGGGAGGGATATATAAATAGATATATAGAGGTATAAAAGATATATACACGCATGAGGGGGCAAAATAGGGGCTCATATGGCCTATGGGAATTTTGAACAGTCTGGCGGTCTAGCGGTCTGGCAGACTGTGATTTTTACGGTCTAGTTAGATAGAACTGGAAACTAAAACAGAACTATCTAACTAAACCTCCCCGGAATCTATCCAGGGAGAATCTAGCTCAGGATCAATCAATCAGCAACAGTGCTTCCATATCTGGTTTCTTATCCAATTGATCCAGTTTCGCAGTGAGTTTCTGTGCGATCACTGAGTCATCTTCAGAGACTCGGAGAACAACTCGCATAGCCTGTTTCTGCTGGATCGTAGGTGCGAGTTCTTTCCCGCTCAAAGAAACCATGAGAGCCCGATACATTCCGCAGTGTTTGGCCACTGTCTGTTCCTGCTCAGGAGTCGAGAGATCAAAACCCAGCTTATCCGCAAAGATGACAGTCAGATTATCGCGCGCCGCAGTATCAAACCACGCACCGATTGAATCCCCAGACAATCTATCACCATTGGCCTGAGACTCCAGATACCCGCAGATTGCATCAATTCCAATATCATCATCAGAGACAGCAGAGAGCGAACCCTGAGAAGACTCATACAGCGACCTAATCACACCATTCTGAGCTTCCTCAAGCATCGAACCAATATAAGGTGCCAGACGTTTGATGTTATCCGCACTCAAAAACTCAGCCGGAATCTGAGGCACAGAGACACAGATCGAGGGAAACTTAGGCGGAATCTCCTTCTTTGTCTCCTTGTCTTTCGTGCTCTTATAACCAACCTTCGCGAGTCTTTGCCCATGCTGTGCCTTAGACTCACCAGAAATAAACGGGGTGACAGTGTGACGATTGCCGATGACTGACATAATAGAATCTCCAGAATTACAAGGTCGATGCAGATTGCATCCGATAAGATACTGAGAATCTAGAATCTCTCAATACCTTATCAGCAGAAATCGCGCTGGAATCAGCGGGTGTAGATCGTTTTTCCCGAATAGCAAACCTCAAACTTCACGCCATGCAAGCCTGAGAATTGCCTATGGTAATCCGCCTCCTGCCGTGCGTTATCCGCATAATCAAATGAGCCAATTTGCATTGTATGGCCGTTGGGCAACACGATGAATACTTTGTACATCTCAATCTCCTGAGTTAGTTTATCAAACATGACAGCTCCTTTAGGTGCAGGAGGTGCAAGGGGTGAAGTTTAACATAGAACTAGATAATGCGCCTTGAAACTTACGCGAACCTTACAAACCCCCAAGTACTTACTAACTAACCAATCAGTCAGTAGTGAGCCAAACCGTAATACGAACCATTCTCATTCTCATTCAGGGGGGGGCTTGGGGCCTTTTTAGGTTTCTGTGGGCTGTATATCCTATAGACCCCCACCCATTTTCCTAAACTTTTTTGCCCTCTCTCCTGTCCCCAGCTCGAAAGATTGCAAGTTCTGCTATACTTCTCCCATCAGGTTAGCACCTGCAAAAATTTTCTAGGAAAAATTCATATGCCCTCCATCCACACTTCCACAGAATCTCGCGCATTGGCTCTCCTAGGTCAAGGACTCGGCGCGGAAGTAGTTGCCTCGGCAGTCGGAGTTTCCCCATCCAGAATCTCGCAACTTATCTCGGACCCAGAATTCGCAGCTCAAGTTGCAGAACTTCGGTTCAAGAATCTTTCAGCGCACTCCGAACGGGATGCAAAGTATGATTCCCTAGAGGATGAACTCCTGGATAAAATGCGGAATCTTCTCCCGATGATGTATAAACCAGGAGAAGTTCTGAATGCACTCACACGAATCAATATGGCAAAACGCCGTGGCCAATCGGCTCCAGATCAACTGACTGCACAACAAACAATTGTTCAGCTCATCATGCCCACCCAGGTGATCAATCAGTTCGCCCCAGACTCGCTCAGACTTAACATCCATAACCAAGTAATCCAAGCTGGACAGCAAGAGCTAATTACTGTACAATCATCCCAACTAGACTCTATGGCAGAAAGGAATTCCAATGTGCCTCTCCCCATCACCATCGCAAATCCGGGCCCTCCAAGCAGCGGATCTGAAGTCTCGGCTCCTGGAGCGTAATAAATCTCAGGCTAAGGCTCAACTTCTCTCAATCGCTCTCATTCTTGCACGGCGCCCAGATGAACCAGCAAAACCTTTTAGCTAAACTTTCCTCCTCTAATCATCCAGATCTTCCCCAGGATGAGGAATCTACAGTTACAGAAGCAGCATTTGATCCAGAACAAGTGCAACAGATGGCAAGAGACTCGCTGGATTTTCTGGCAGCTCTTGCTATGCCTGCTGTTTTTCGCTACTTCTTTCCTCCTGTATTCAAATCTATCTGGCTCTGGCTTCTTTCCTATGTACACAAAACTCGTGACTTTTCCCAACTCGCCATAGGACTTCCACGCGGGTTCGGAAAAACCATGCTGATGAAGATCTTTATCATTTACTGCATTCTGTTCTCGAAAAAACGTTTTATCCTGATCATCTGTGGTACCCAGACCAAAGCGAATAACATTATCACCGATGTGATGTCTATGTTATCTGAGTCGAACATAAGAAAGGTGTTTGGAGACTGGAAACTCGGAGTAGAAACAGATCGGCAGGATCTCCGGCGATTCGGATTCCGAGGGCGAAATGTAATTCTTATGGGAGCTGGCGCAGAATCAGACATTCGAGGTATCACACTGGAGAATGAGCGACCAGATATTATGATTTTTGATGACATTCAGACTCGTGAAGATGCAGATTCTGAATCAGTCTCGAAAAACATTGAGACCTGGATGGTCGGAACCGCAATGAAGGCGAAATCCCCTCACGGATGCCTCTTCATCTTCATTGCAAACATGTATCCCACTCCACATTCTCTTCTCCGTAAGCTCAAACAGAACCGAACCTGGACTAAATTCATTGCTGGCGGAATCCTAGCTGATGGAACCTCTCTTTGGGAGGATCTCCAACCGATCTCTCAACTTCTGCGCGAATATGAGAATGACAAAGCGATGGGGCGGCCGGAAGTTTTCTTTGCAGAAGTCCTGAACGATGAGAATGCTTCTGTAAACAACCTAATCGATCTCTCCAAACTTCCCGCTTTTCCCTTTTCTCCTGATGAAATCCCTTTGGGCCGCTTCATCATCATTGATCCTTCAAACGATAAAGCCAATTCTGATGCAGTTTCCATCGGAGCTTTCGAGATTCATTCAACTTCTCGCCTTCCTGCTGTGCCTGTCTGTGTAGAACTTAAAGAAGGTCGCCTGTCCCCAGGTGATACAATTAAGGAAGCACTTAAGATGGCATTAAGAAGAAATATCCAGGTAATTGCAGTTGAATCAAATGCGTTTCAATACTCACTTCTTTTCTGGTTCGGAGAAGTTACAAAACAACTGGGTATTTCTGGAATTGAAGCGGTAGATGTCTACTCTGGGCAGCGCTCGAAAAACTCCAGAATCCTTGATTTCTTCAAAGCATATCGAGCTGGAGAAATCTTCTGTCATCCTTCCTGCACTGGCCCACTCCATTCCCAGATCACATCTTTTAACGCACTCAAAACTGCTAACACAGATGGTATTCTAGATCTTTTCACATATGCACCGAAAGTTATAGAACTCTACGGAGCCTATATCATCTCCCTTTCTGTGATAGAAGATCAGTCTATGGGAGCTGCGAGAGTGCTAGAAGTGGAAGATAATTCTTGTTTCTAACTCGGAATCTTATCCCTATGCCAACACCAACTCAATCAATCTTTATTCCTGAAGATGCACAGCGCGGATTCAAAGCGCTACAGGATTCTTGCCTCGAAGCTTTTGTATCTTATACAGATTACCGTGAGCATTTCAGGCAAATCGACCTGGCATATTATCGGGAGAAAGACCAAACCATTCCGAATCGTCGGGCCAAACTCGCCAATTATCTGGGCGATGCGGATCGTTACCAGAACATCACAGTTCCAATCATCTATCCCCAGGTGGAAGAAGCTGTAACTTACCAAGCTGGAGTATTCCTCTCGGGCTATCCTCTATTCACAACTGTCGCAGATCCAGCTAATATGGAGGCTGCGCTCCAGATGAACACTGTGATTGAGGAGAATTCGATTCGAGGTGGCTGGGTGCGGCAACTGACTCAGGCTTTCCGAGATGGTTTCAAATACAACCTGATGGCTGTAGAAGTAGACTGGTGTTCTAAAGTTGTCCCAGCTTTTGAAACCTCCTCCACATCCGTAGGTAAGTCTGAGATCAAAGAAGTCATCTGGTCTGGCAATGTAGTTAACCGAATTGACCCGTACAATCTGTTCTATGATCGTCGGTATAATCCTGCAGAAGTCTCTGAGCGAGGCGAGTATGCAGGATATTCCCTGATGATGTCCCGTTCTGAGATCAAGAAAAAGATCGCATCTTTGCCTAAAGTTATCATGGCAAACATTGTGAAAGCTCTCGAATCTCCTCCTCTGACTTCTCCCTATTTCCAGGCTTCTAACCAGGCAACTGGATTCTACATTCCTATTGTCCGCCCAGATGTTCCAGATACCCAGCAACAACTGAACTCTGGTGAGATCGACTGGATGCGCTGGGTTGGAGCTTCTAATGGCTCAACCAAGATTCAGTACCATAATACCTACACCTGGACAGTTCTCTATGTCCGAATCATTCCTGAAGATTTCTCCCTCAAGGTTCCCGGTGCCGCAACTCCGCAAGTCTGGAAACTCCAGTTTGTAAACAACCAGGTTCTTATCTGTGCCGAACGCCTAACCAATGCGCATGACAGAATCCCTATTCTTCTCGGGCAACCTCTGGAAGATGGCCTAGGTATTCAATCCAAATCTCTTGCAGAGAATGTAGCTCCGATCCAGTCTGTCACCTCTGCAATGATGAATTCTGTGATGGCAGCTCGGCGTCGTGCTATCTCAGATCGGACTTTGTATGATCCTTCCAGGATTGCAGAGCATCATATTAATTCGGATAATCCCTCCGCCAAGATTCCTGTTCGCCCATCTGCATACGGAAAGCCAGTTGGTGAAGCTGTCTATGCTTTCCCATTCCGGGATGATCAATCAGGAATCCTGCTCCAAGAAGTGCAGCAGATTTCTCAACTAGCCGATCAGATTACTGGGCAGAATCGCTCTAGGCGTGGGCAGTTCCAGAAGGGAAACAAAACGCTGAGAGAGTACGAAGATACAATGGCGAACTCGAATGGCAGGGATCAGCTCTGCTCTCTCGGACTCGAAGCCCAAATCTTCACACCTCTCAAGGAACTCCTGAAAATCAACATTCTGCAGTACCAAGGTGTAACTGAGATCTTCTCGCAGCAACTGGAAAAAGCTGTAAGTATTGATCCAGTGAAACTGCGCAAGACTGCGATGTCATTCAAGATCTCGGACGGTCTTCTGCCTGCGTCTAAAATCATCTCTGCAGATACTCTCCAGGTTGCTATCCAAACTCTTGCTTCTTCACCTCTCCTCGGCGGTGCATACAATATTGCCCCAATGTTCTCCTATCTTATGGCAACTCAGAATACCAATCTGACTCCATTTGAGAAGTCTCCAGAACAGCAAGCGTATGAACAGGCTGTGAATCAATGGGTTCAGATTGCAACAATCAATGCAGAGAAAGGAGTTAAGTTCGACCAACCTCAACCACTCCCGGAACAGTTTGGTTATGTGCCAGCAAATCAGATGAAACAGCCAGCCCAGACTACTGCAACTCCTACAGAATCAGCTTCGGCTCCTCAAACTCCTTCCGCCTAATCTCATGGCTAAAATCATCCCCTCCCGCTTCTGTGCTGTAGAATTCCCTACAGATCTGGAAGCAAAACAATCTTCCATCCTCACCGGGCCACAGAAAATGTGGCTCCAATATAACCTCTCTAATATCGCCAATGAAAAACTTGCAATGGAGTTTACACCAAATGACCTAAATACATTCATGCAGCGAGAGGCCGAATTAAAAGGCCAAATTGGTATCCTTCAATATCTTCTTGACTGTTCCCAAACTGCTGAAGATGAGCAGCGTGCGGAACTGATCTCGAATCAATCTCCCAACTAAAATCCTTGAAAGCTAAATCATGATGAATCCCATTACCGCTCTGTTCGGTGGCATGAAAAATACCGCCCCAACTTCGGCTCCTGCAGCTCCTGCCCCAACTCCTACTTCCCAACTCTCCCAGAACCCTGATGCAACTGCTCCCCAGAATGGAACTGTGCCCGCCACTCCTCCAAATGAAGGCTCATCTGGGACCCCCAATGTAGACTTTTCCAAGCTCTGGGATACTCCCGCTAACGCTGGTGATGCAAATAAACCTTTGTTTGCAAATATTGATCCGGCGAAAATCCAAGAAGCTGCTGGCAAGATTGATTTTGCAAAAGTTGTCAGCGCAGAAACCCTTGCAAAAATCCAAGCTGGTGGGCCAGAAGCTTCGGCTGCATTTATTGATGCACTGAATCGAACTGCGCAAACTGTCTACGGCCAATCTGCTGTTGCAACGACTCAGATTGTAGACAGGGCTGTACAAGAAGCCGTCGCCAGAATGGAGCAAAACCTCCCAAACCATATCAAAAAACAAACTGCTTCTGATGCCCTCAAGTCTCAGAATAAGTTGCTTGCTAATCCTGCAATTGCTCCAATCATTGGTGCAGTTCAAGGTCAATTGATGGGTCAGTTCCCCCAGGCTTCTCCTGAGGAAATCAATCAAATGACTATGCAGTATGTGCAGCAATTTGCAGATACAATGGCCCCGAAAAAATCAGCTTCTTCTGGAACTAAGAATCCCAAAGATGATGGTTTTGACTGGGATGCGTTTGCTAACTCGTAATCTCTCTTCTTCCTTCTCTTCTTCCCTCTCTCTCTAAGGAATCTCTATCATGGCTTTTATTCGTGCTTATGCAGAAGTTAGCGGTCTCATGCAAAAAGCTCGTCCAGGTTTTGGATGGCTTGCTCACCTGAATCCGTTCTCGGATGCAACTGACGTTGCTGCAACTATGACGTCTGCAAAAATGTCAGGCGGTCTGTATATTCGTTCTGGTCTTACTGTTGGTCGAACCGACACTACGGATATTGCAACTAACATTCTGGCGGCTAATGCAGATATGGACATTGGCGATTCGTTTATTGTCTGTGTCTCGAATCAATCGGCTCAATCTCTGACTCTCGCCGGCGGTGTTGGTGTTACTGCTTCTGGTAATTTGGTTGTTCTGACTCTGACTTCTAAGTTCCTGGTGTTCACCCGAACTGGTCCTGCTACCATGACGATGGTCGCTCTCTAATCTCTCAATCTTCCCATAACTTTTAGGATTTACTATCATGGCAACTGGCATCTTTAATACCAGCTCGACGTTCATCCCTACCGACCTTGCTAAGAAATCATTTGCTTCGGCGATTACTCGTCTGATGCCAATGGGCGAGGCTCCGCTCTTCGGCATGACTTCTATGCTAGCAACTGAAATCGCTGTTCAAGTTGAGCACGGCTTCTTTACCAAACCCATGCTGTTCCCGGAAATGACTTCGGTCGGTTCCCAGGCAGCTTCTCTCACTACTCTGGATGTTACGGATACCTCGAACATCCTGGCCAATATGATTATGCGTGTTGACGGCACGTATGAGAATATTCTGATCAACCAAGTTCTGTCGCCTACGCAGATTCAAGTTCAGCGTGCTGTCGGTACTGTGGCGGCTGCAACCATTCCTGCTACTACCAAGCTGTTCCAAGTCGGTACTGCTTTTGAAGAATCGTCGATTCGTCCGAATGCTAACAACATCAAATCTGTTCGCATTACCAACCTGACGCAGATCTTCCGTAATAGCTGGGCAATTTCTGAAACTGCTCGTGCTACGATGATGATCGCTGGAGATTCGAACGTTGCAGAAAGCAAGATGGATTGCATGGCTTTCCATGCTAAGGACATCGAAACTGCGCTGTTCTTTGGCCAGAAGTCGCAAGGTACTCGCAATGGCCAACCTTTCCGCACGATGGATGGTTTGATCAACATTGTCGGTACTCTGGCTTTCTACCCACCTTCTTACTCGGCAGTTAACGTGTTCACTGCTGGCGGCACCACTAACTACACTCAACTGGAAAACTTCCTGGATCCGGTGTTTAACCAAGCTACCGATCCGAAGGTTGCCAATGAGCGAGTTCTGTTTGTCGGTGGCACTGCTAAGAAAGTGCTGACTCAGATTGGTCGTTTCCAAGGTACCTATTATTTCCAGGATGGGGCAACTTCGTATGGTCTGCAATTCCAGACCTTCAAGATTGCTCGTGGTACTTTCCGCATGGTTGAGCATCCGCTGTTCAATTCGAACTCTGTTTGGAGCAAGATGGCAGTTGCTGTGGATCTGAGCACTTTCAAGACTGCTTATCTGGGCGATCGTCGTACGCAACATAAGGCATTCAATGCGAATGCAACTGATGCTGATGACAATGGCATCGATGCAATGGGCGGTACTCTGACAACTGAAATGACTTGCGTGGTTAAGAATCCTCCTGCCAATGCAATCATCTATAACCTGACTGCTGGCGCTGCGGGCTAAGTAGTTTCTCTGGCCTGGGAAGTTTATCACCTTATCTTCCCAGGTCTTTTTTTCCTCTAAAACCTACCTTAAAATCATGGCCACTATTCAAACTACCCCTGCTTCCAAGGCTATTACTTTGGAAGTTTTTCATTCGCGCACTCCGTCTATGCAGATGGTGCTGAAGAATGGCACTTACATCGCCTTTATTGGCGGCAAGTTCCGTACCAATAAGCAAGCTGAGATTGATGAACTCAAAGCTGAAATTGTTGGCGGCCTCACCTACATTTTTCAAATCGAAGGTGCAGAACAAGAGATTGAAGAAGAAGATAAGTTGGCAGGGCTGAAGGCTCGTCTGCGCGCTGAAATTATTGCAGAAGAGAAAGCTAAGATGCTTGCAGCCTCTGGTTCCCTGGAGCGTGATATGGGTAACTATGATGCAGCTACCAAGATCAATGCAGCTTCTTCGTCTGAATTTGCTGCTGCAGCTCCTCGCTCAGATTCCCTGTCTTTTGTCCAGGCTGATCCTGCTGGAAATGTCCAAGTCCCAACTCTGGATATGACCTCGATCAAAGTCAAGGCTGGTAAGTAAGTAGATAACTCCCCAAAGGCTGCCAATCATGAATCTCGCACAGCTCCAATCCAGCGTAATTGAACTAACCAAGAGACCTGATCTGGCAGCCTTGACCTTTTCCGCCATTCAGGCGGCAACCCTCAAAATGCACCATTCAGACTACTATGCAAAAGATCTCACTGAATCTGGCGTAGAGTTCTCTTCTGCTGCATATCTCCAAACTCTAGAGTACCGCACAGTCTTTCCTCGCTGGCGCGCACTCAAGTATATCCGCTGCATCGACTCAACTTCTCTTGAACCTTATGGTCCTTCTCTCACTGTAATCTCCCCAGACTCTTTCATGGATTCATACTCCATTGAGAAAGAGAATGTGGTTTATGAGGCGGGGCAGACTCTGGAAATTCGAGCCAGAAATGCAACTAAGTATTTCCTGGTTGGCTGCTATCTTCACCCAGATATCACTGCTGAAGGATACTCTTCTTGGATTGCAGATAACTTTCCCTTCTCAATCATCTATGACGCAACTGCTACTGTGTTCAAAACCATTGGCTATGCGGAACAAGAAGCTTCGATGAGGAATCTGGTAGGCGAGCAGATTGCACTACTCAAGATCTCAAACATCCAAGCTGTAGGATACTAAGGACTTTCCATGGCAGATATTACTTATAGAGCCAACCTATCCTCTGCATCTTTCCCTCTGGTATCCGAATACCATGGCCACACAATCATTATCCCTGGCCCGGATAACACCTATAACAGACTTGTAGGTTCTCAGGAGGTGTCGGATAGAGATGTAGGTATTCCTCAACTCTATTATGCGCACAATGTACTTCCTATCACAGGAGGTTTTCACACTGTAACTTACAAAACCGATCTTCCCCAGGACTCTCTCGGCACGCGAGTAACCCAAGTATTTCCTTGGTATAATCTTGGCGAAGACGGTTTGCTAGGTTTTCGAGGAACACAAGTAGTTGCGTGCACGGATGGTTTTCCGTGGACTGCTGTAGGTATAACTCTTGATGGTACCTCTACTTATCGGCACACCAAAGGAACAGTTAATGGGCAATCTTATCTGTTCTCTTATGGCGTAACTGGCCCAGCCGCCGGAACTTCTACCTGCTATACAATTAATCTCTCCACATTTGTGGCTACCCCTGTAGTTCTTTCCGGCCTATCTGGAGTGACTACAGGGATTGCTGCCGTGTCCGGGTATCTTATTGCATTTTCGGATACTGCAATTGCCTGGTCATCTCTCACTAATCCAATTGACTTTGTTCCCTCTCTTATTACCGGAGCGGGTGGAGCAAATGTACAAGAGGTAAAAGGGCGAATTGTAGCGGTGAAAGCCTCAGGTTTTGGGGCAGTTATCTACACTGAAACCAATGCAGTTGCCATAACTTACACAGGTAATTCACGCTACCCATTCACATTTGATGAAATTAAAGCTGCTGGAGGTTGCCTTGACTACACCCAACCTGATAGATACATTACCGAAGACGCTTCCGCTTCCGCACAGATTGCACTCACGACGAACGGACTGCAGTCTCTGGGTCCAAAATCTGCGTCCTCAATCCTCCCAGAACTCAACGATTTCTTGCAATGCAGTTATTATGAAGATTTCAATGAGACGAGTAGGACTTTTAGTCGTACTCAATATGGCCCTACTGGGCTTCTTGCTTTTTCATTGGAGCTGAATCTAATTGCAGGCAGGTACATCACACTGTCTTATGGTCCGCCTGGAACTGTAAATTCCCCTTACACGTATGTAATTGTATACGATCTGAACCTGAAACGGTACGGAAAACTGAAGTATACTCACGTGTCTTGTTTTGAGAGTAACCATCAGGCCCTGGCTACCGAACCTGCGCACTATGCAAACATAGGTTTGGCTGGAATGGCAGGACAGATTGAGCGCCCATATATCTCGAATGCCCCAGGAGCCGGTTCAGGAGTTATACTGCTAGGTAAATATCAGTATGTGCGGGCTCGGATGTTAGCTCTGAACTATGTATCTGTAGAAAACATCCGGCCTGAAGATACACTCTCTTGCTACGATCTGTGCTCTCTGGATGGAAAAACAACTACAGAGTATGCAGGTTATCCATACGAGACGACTGGGACGCAGAGATTTTTCTCGTTCTCCTGCGTAGGAACTAACCACTCAATCCTGTTCATTGGTCCGATCAATCTTACATCTCTATGTCTTGAGTTCTTTAACCACGGGAGGGCATAGGAGTTTATATGTCAGAAACTAATCTATCTCTGCATGATGTAAATCTTCCAGCAACTCCGCCAGATGAGTACCAGAAATTTAATAAAATCTATTCTGCTCTCTGGCTACTTCTCTCTCGCCCAGTTCCTCTCTACACACCTGCAACATCTGGAGCAAGAGGAGATCCTGGAATGATTTCATATGATGCCAACTATCTCTACATCTGTATCAACACAAACACCTGGAGAAGAATTGCCCATGTCGCCTTCTAACCCACAACTGTTCTTTCTCTCAGATCATTTCACGCTACTCGAAGCTACTAAATCTCAGACAGCTTCTCGCTTAGATATTGACAACACTCCTCCATCTAATCTGATTCCTCAACTCATCCGCTCTGCCCATATTCTGGAGCGTATCCGAACTCTGCTAGGTTATCCAATCTCTCCTTCCTCCTGGTACCGTTCCCCTGCTCTAAACGCTGCTATCGGAGGCGCCAAGAACTCTCAGCACCTGGAAGGAACTGCTGTAGATTTTGACTGTGATCGCTACGGGACACCTCTAGAGATCTGTCGAGAGATTCTGAAATACCCTGAACTGATTCGTTTTGAGCAACTGATCCTGGAGCATACTTGGGTTCATATCTCTATTCCAAATGACCCCAATGCTGTGCCAAAACGCCAAGTGCTATCCTTGCTAAGAGGTGGAAAATACGCCTCTGGACTTACTAATTCTAATGGAGTTCCTCATGGTAGTGTTTGAACACTCTCTCAATATTCTCAGCGGTGGCCAATCTTCTTCGGTCGCAATCTCAACAACTTCAGCTCAGTCAGCAGTTTTCACATTTGAAGCTGCTCTAGCTGGCTATGTTCTCATTACAGTTGACGCGAACTGTTTTGTGCGTCAAGATGCAGATCCTACCGCACTCTCAAATGGAACTGATCAGATCCTTCTAGCTAATCAGACTTATCGCTGCTGGGTTAATTCAGGAAACAAACTTGCATTTATTACTGCCTCTGGAACCGGCAAGGTTTATTTGACTCCAGGGGGTTAAGAAGAATGCCTAATCCTTCTTCCCCTGTAGCTGTAACTAGAGAAGAGCTATTAGCCATTGTGCGCGAAGCCATTGTAGAAGCTTCCCATTCTTTAAATGCTGAAGAGCGTGAATGGGTGCAAGACGCAATGAAAATTCAGGCGCAAAGATTAGCTTTTCGTAAAGCAGTTATAGAGAAAACTACAGTGGCTCTAGTGTGGGCCGCTATTGTTATCTCTTCCACATTTGCTTGGCATGTATTTCGTGAGTGGCTAGTTGCGCACGGATACAAGCCTTGATTCAATTCCATCTAGGATAATATTATTATGAGCGCATCCATTTGGTCGCCAGACGACACAATTCCATCAGAAGCACCGCCAGATTATGTGTATAAAAGAATTTGGATTGACATTGCAGCCGGGCAGACTCTTGTAGATTTTGCCTCTGTAGATCCAACTTTTGTTTATACTCCAGGGCTTCAAAGCCTTGAAGTTGGTATTGATGGAGGGATGCCGCTTCAACCTGTAGTTGATTATACAGAAACTACAACTCATTCTATCACACTTATCTCTACTCCTACAGATGCTGATCGACTTTATGCAGCAGTTGGTAGGCCTATCAACGTATCTCCTTCTGGAGTTACAGCGGCACTTGTTCCTTATACTTTCCCTGATAGCGCAGTCAGATCTGTACAGGATCTTGCTACTTATCTGGGAACTACCGGTATTGGAGCTAAAGCTCTTGGTGCAGGATCAGTATTTCGTACACAGTCAGATATAAATGAAGATACTGTTAGAGTCACTGACTATGACGAACTGGCTAACTCTGGAACTGTTGATGCGACTCCGGCAATTTTAAAGGCGCACAATGCTCTACCATCTGCGGGGGGCGTGATTAAATTCCCTGCTGGCGTAACTTATAAAATGGATTCAGGAGTAACATTCACCAAACCAGTAAAACTCGAGTTTGACAGCGGCGGCTATCGAGGTGGCGCTGCGATTACTGTCAACTTCACCACTGGCAACGTGTTTTCGGCTTCCAATATTGAAGGTATTGTTGTTACTGATTGTTCTATGCGCGGTGCAGCTATGCACACTTCAGGAGCATTCTTCAACTTAAATGGGTGCATTGGAGTGGTGATCGAGCGCTTTAGGTTTGAAAATTACTATGTTGGAATCTCGCTTAATGGTGGCGTCATCCACCGAGTACGTGATGGGCATTTCCGTGTTGGCTGCCCAGCAAGCACCGCCGCGAATGGTGCTTGTGTGATTGTGGGAGCTAGCGAACAGACAGTCGATTCTCAAATTCATTCGTGCACAGCAGACAATGAGCCTGCGCTGATGCCAAGTTATGGCATCTTTCTCTTGTGGGCAGATGCACCAATTTTGGCTGACAATGATATTATTCACTGCGGTGTGGATCTAGCGATTCGCCCAGGTAATGGCCAGACGGTGTCCGCTTCTTATATTCACGATAATTACTTCGATACAGCCAACATGGGTATTTCCATCGAACCTTCTGCCGGGGGCCTTGCTCTTCGAAATTATTTTCATGATAATTGGGCATCTTCGCACACGGGCCGTGGAATAACTATCGCTGGTGCGGGTACGGTTTTAGGAACTCATTTTATAAACACTTGGTGCATGTTCAACGGGTCTGATGGTTTGGTGAACATCAATGGAACTGAGTTACACGTTACTGGCGGGGTGTATGGCGGTAACGTCGGAGCTGGTATTAGTATCGCTTCCAATCGAAGCAAATTTTACCTTAAAGACATCAAGGCGGGTGATTTTGATGGGTCAGGTGCAAATGCTTTCGGCCTCTACATGGATTCCGGTTGCACTAACTATGAAATGGAAGGAAACACTTTCTCTGGAAATACCAACGCGGCTGTAAATCTTAGCCCTGCTGGCGGCGTTGTACGAAACAACATTGGTTACGTCACGAAGAACAAGGGTTCTGCAAACGTAGCAGCGGGGACCTCAAGTATCACTGTGACTCACGGTCTTGCCACCACTCCTTCGGCCCACGATATCTGGGTGACTCCAAACTCTAGTTTCACAGCTTCTGGGGTATCTAGTTTTTACATCACCTCTGTAGGCGCTACGACTTTCCAAATTGTAGTCAACACTAATGTGACAGGTGTCGCAATGTCATTTGTGTGGCAAGCTAGATGTCTTTCGGAATAAAAAGGACCAAGGAAACAAAATGGCACTTACTCCCTCCTCCCAACTCATTCGGAATGTACGGAACCTTCGTACTATTTCTAATCTCAAAGCAGCAGGCGCTGATCTAACAGGAGCTTCTGACTCAACGGCTCTCATCGCAGAACTAGTTGCAAAAGGTAATCGGATCTATCTGCCTGAAGGCACTCTCGCCTGTAACGCAATTCTCCCAGAGGATTTCATTATTGAAGGTGATGGATCTAACTCCTCCTTCATCAAACCTTTTAATACTGCTGTAGCCGCTCTCACCTGTAGGAAAAATTCCTACTGGAAATACCACTCCCAAATCCGAGACCTAGCGTTTAAGGGAACTGGAAAGGTGGGAGTTGGCTTCACCTTCGGTCGCACTAATCCAAATGATTATGTGGCAGGGGATGAATACTTCAACAATGTCCAGTTCTACAATGTAGAATTTACTGGGCTGAGAAAAGGTTTCCAGGCGCCGGCAGGTAACATTGGAACCACGTTTGAGGAATGTGGATTCGTAGGAAACTTCTACGGCGCCTATCTGATGGATAACCGTTTCGGCGGGGATCTGATGCATGCCGGGAATAAGTATTTCCGTGGCGGGCACATGGCAGGGAATGACTGCTGTATCTATATTGTGAATCAGACTGTAGGTCTTGGAGGGGTTGAACTCATCGGTACGATCATTGAGACCAATAAGATCGGTATCTATACTAACCTGTCCAATGTCCAGTACATTCCAATTCAGTTCAAAGATGTTTGGTTTGAAGCCAATGGTCAGACTCTCGGAGCTTCCGCAGAAACAGTAACTCTGGATCTGTGGACTGGTTCGATTCGCTCTGATCAAGTGGTTACTAAGCGCACCAAGATCTTTGATGGCCAGACTGGAGAGTACAACTTTGATGGAGGCTTCTTCACTGATATTAACTTCGGTGCAACTGATGCCTCGATCTATTGTTTCAACTCTCGAGTTGAGAAAGCTCCGGCATATGGCGGCGGTTCAATTGATGTAAACACGGGTTCAATCTTTCTTGACTCTGTTTCTTCAGATGGCGGCCTGCCAATTGCTCCAGGTATTATCACGGCAGGCTTTACTAAGACAACTGCCATCGCCATTGATAACTCGGCCTCAAATGGTCAGCGACGCGCTTTCCTAACTTCTCCTCGTCGCGCAATTAATGGCCTTCCAGTAATCAAAGGTGTGGCAGAAACTTTCCGCACTGCTGTAACTCTGACCGGCGCATTCTCAAATGTGGGCACAGTGGTTCAGGATGGAACTCTGTTTGAACTCTGCAATGAGTACACAGCTTCCTATAATCCTGGGCAGTACACAGGTTTGCTCACCGCTTCTACAACTACAGCAGGAGCTGGTTGGTATGTGGTTACTGCAGATATTAAAGTAACTTCAGTTCGTAAACCTCGATTTGCAATCTGGGATCGCGCCAACTATCAACTTGTCTCTCCGACACTGGCTCCAAATACGGCTAACTTTTTTACAGTTGCCGCAATTGCTTATGCCGCCGGTGCAAGCGTTCAGTTCTATTTGGATCTGGGTAATCCAGATACTGCAGGAACTATTACTTTCCGGCTCGGAGCTTTCCAAGCAATCCGCTTTGATACTCAGCTTGAAGCCCAAGCATATATGGAATCTAAAGCATTCCAGTATGTGAATGTTTTGAAAGCTAGTTACGCATACGACCCTGCAAATCTTCCTGACGGGGATAATATAATTACCCCAGGTATTACAGTTACAGGTGCAAAGTTGGGGCAACGAGTAGAAATTTCTTGGTCTGATGATGTTCAAGGTGTAAATATTTGGGGATGGGTCTCTGCTGCAAATACAGTAAAATTGAACTTCCATAATGAAACTGGATCTGCAGTTAATCTGGCCGCAGGTACAGCTCAAATCTGGGTGTGGCAGGAATAATTGGAACAGAAGGAAAAAACATATGGCATTCGATCCGATTAGTATTGCTCTGGATATTGGCGGCAAAGTTATTGATCGCCTCTGGCCAGATCCTCTCCAGGCTAATGCTGCTAAACTTGAACTTCTCAAGATGCAGCAGAATGGAGAACTGGCCCAGCTTGCTTCTAATACAGAACTGGCTAAAGCCCAACTAGACGTCAATGCTGAAGAGGCAAAGAATTCTAGTGTCTTTGTAGCTGGGTGGCGTCCATATATTGGATGGGTCTGCGGAACTGCATTTGCCTGGAACTGGATTGGGCTTCCAACAGGTATGTTTATGGCGGCCCTGATGGGCAAAGAACTCAATCTAGTTCAGGCAGATATGTCTGAGATGCTTCCAGTTCTCCTAGGTATGCTTGGCCTGGGCGCACTGAGAACTACCGAAAAAATTAAGAAGGTGGCATAATGAGTCTACGAGTTGGTATACCTTCAATCGGAATGCGGGCCGCTGGAACTGTTTACGAGCAATTTGAGGCGGCTGCAAAAGAAGCCGCAAGAAGGAATGGAGCAGCACTTTGGTATGTAGGTTCTGATCCGGATGGCTGGGTTTATGAAGATTCCACCGGCACAACTCCTGCGACTGGAACTGATCCGGTCGGGTTGCTGCTGGATCGGAGCTATGGGGCGAGCAATTCAACCACAGTTTTCACAAATGATTTTTCAGTGCCGGCGGAGTGGAGCGCGGGGGCTAACTGGGCTGTGTCTGGCGGAGTGGCGTCAAAAACTGCCGCTGGAATAGGTCAAATAAATAGTGTGGCAACCCCGCTAATTACCGGGAAAACATACAAGATAACTGCCACATACACGTCAGTTAGTGGAACAAGTTTTAATGTGCTTGTGGGCGGTGGTTCATACAACAATTTAACAATTACTGCGGGCACAACCACAAGAAGCATTATCAGCGTTTGTTCTGGCACTGGCTTTGTTGGGTTTCAATCTGGGGATAACTACTCCGTTGATAACGTAGTAGCTCAAGAGGTCCTCGGATACTCTGCGCTCCAAGCCACCGCAGCAAATAAACCGACTTTGGAATTGCAGGCGAATGGGTATTATGGGATGCGGTTTGATGGGGTGAATGACTTTTTAGGTTTTGATGGAACTCGTATTGTTAATTCAGAGTACACAGTAATTACTGCGGGGGCTTACCAAGATTCTGCAGCAACTACGAAAAGTATTCTTGGCGGCTCAAACAATATAGCAAACACTAATTTGCTTTTTGGTACCAACGCTTCTCGCCCTGCTTTCTCGCAGTGGGGAAATGACTTGTTTGGCCCGGCTACGTATGTAGATAATACTCCCGCTGTTTTTAGCGGAGTGCTGTCTGCCACAGGAAAAACAATTTTTAGTGGCGGAGTTTCTATTGCTACTGATGCAGTAGCCACTAAATTAAGCTCTTACCCTAATGCTTCTATTGGACAAGGTGCACAAACGGTAGCTTTACCAATGAACGGATGTGTATGGCTTGTTGCTGTTGCACCCGTAGCAATGCTTTCTGCCGACCGCATTGCCATCGAACGCTTCGCAGCCCTTTTATCTGGAGCTACCTACTCATGAGTCCCTCTTGTCGCAATCTTCCTAACCCTCCTATACTACGTCATCCAACTCTCATGGAGATCTAAATCATGGCAATTCCTGCACAGGCCACTCCAGATATCCTCTCTCTCCTATCCCTCTTTACTTCCAAATCCGGCACCACTTCTGGCTCCCAGACTCAGACTACCAAATCTGATATCTCCAAAGAAGGGATGGATGCGTTGCTCCGCCAGATTTTAGAATCGGATCGAGGAGTTGCTTCGATTGTTTCTGGGGAGCGCAAGACTGGACTGTATAATTCTACTGTGAATCAGCAGCTCCTGGGAGATTTCCTCTCTCGGGCGGCTGGAGAACTGGCGGTGAAACAAGCTGGAACTACTACAACCTCTACCTCCTCTAATTCTACATCTCAAGATCCAACTCTGAATCCAGGGAAAACTGCGGGTGTAGTTCTGGCAGGTTCTCTTTTAAATCCTTCTATTTCTCGCGGACTCAAAGAAGCTGGGATTGAAGGTGGAATTGGTGGGCTAGGTAAAGGTCTGGCGGATCTAATCTTTGGTTCTCAGGGAGCTAACACTACCGATTACCGTGGAACTGAACTTCCCCCAGAACTCCGAGGTGCATCTAACTATGTCTCTCCAGAAGATCAAGTGATTCTAGACGAGGAAGATCTGATGAGCTATCCTTCAATGGACTACGGAGGTTTTGATTTCCTCTTTGGTGGAACCTCAGGATCTGGTGATTGATACATAGGAGAATCATATGGCGTACGATATTGATAATAATGTAACTATCTCGATTGCGGATCTTATCTCGAAGCAAGGTCGAACCTGGGCGGGCGCCATTGATGATTTGGTTGCCTCAACTGGTATAGTTCTGAATAAGACCCCCAGACTTGATTATACATTTGGCGGATCAGGGTTTGAGAGACAGAATTATAATCGGGCTCAAGTTCTCACTCAGGAACAGCAGGATCAGAACTCTAAAGCTCTTGCAACTCTAGGTCCGAATGCTAGACTCGAAGGGAAGAATGTAAGTTCTCCCTCTGGTGCCCCAGCATATAAATCTTCCATAGTTTCCGACACAGGAACCAAAGCCTCTGTCACAGATGAGTATGATAAGATTGGTTTAGGTCCTCAGCTTCTCAATGCAGCGGTGATGATTGGATTGAGTACAGCTTTTGCAGGAGCTGCAGGATTTGGTCCGCTAGCAGCGGGAGGACCTGGAAGTTTCGGCTCCTCTGCTTTCGGCAAAGCTATCGGTACAATTGGTAGAGGGGCGGTTCAAGGCGGAGTTCAGTCTGGAATCTCAGCTCTGATTCAAGGTAAAGATCCAATTAAAGCTGGTGTAACTGGCGCACTCTCTGGAGGAATCTCATCATCGCTTACTCCTATCTTCGGAACTTCAGCACTCGGCCGCGCCGCCACATCTGGTATAACTTCTGGTGTTACAGCGGCAGCAACCGGAGGTGATCCTCTCTCAGCTTCTCTTCTCGGAATTGTTGGACAGACTGGTGGAGTTCTAGGTCTCGATGGGTCTACTGCACAGTTTGTAAACAATCTCGCTCGGATAACTACGCAAGTTGAACTTGCAAAACGTAAACAAAAGGGTGGATAATACTATGGCTACTTCTTCCTCCTCAGGTGGTTTGGATCTTGAGTCGATTCTGAACTCGGTTCGGCAGGCTACAGATCAGATTGTTAAAGGTGCAGGTTTGCTTCAGATGAATGCGGCAGATTCGCAAGCTCTGAATGTGAACTCGGCAGAGGTTCTGAGACAAGCCGGAAAAGATTCGGAACTGGTTTCCACTGCGGAATCTGCGGCCGCACTGAAACTTCAATCTGCAAAGCAGAAAGTAGGGCTCACTTTTGGTACTGATATTACCCAGACCAATGAACTCTACACTCAGCTTGCCACTGAAATGCGAGTTGAGAATGAGAAGCGGGACAAGTACGCTGCTGAAGTTGAGAAAAAAATGTCGGTTAGCTTCTTTGAGAATCCTCTCGAAGCAATCATTAACTCGTTTACTATCAACTCTGATATTGCTAAGCACAACTTGGCTGAGTCTAACGCCAATGCAAAGAAGGAGCAAATTGCAGCGTTGACTCAGCTATCTTCCGGTGCGGCTATTCTCCAGCAACAATATGCGGCTCCAGTAACTCAAGCATCTGCTGAGGCTGCAGCTAGACTTACCTCCGCTAAGTTTAAAATTGAAGCGAATAACCAAACGATCCAGGGGATTGCAAATAACTCAGCCGGGATTAAGGAAGCTCTCTCCCTCAATGCGCAACAGCTTTCTTATCTGTTCCAGGCTAAAGGTGCACAGAACTCTGAGGAACAACTCCAGCTTTCTAGGGCGGCTGCTGCAAGATCTGCTCGGGAAGAAGCTAGGTCTGCCAAGATGTTCGAGATGAATTTCAAGGCGAAGGAAGATGAAGATAAATATTATTCATCTATCGTAGAATCCATCAATGTCGGGCGCGCTGCTCGGGGAGTTCCATTGCTCCAAGGGATTCAGGCTGAGAAAGTGTTTGCTGCTCTCAAGTCCAAATCTCAGCTCTCCCAGGATCTGATGGATGACATGAAAACTGGTGAGAGGGCTTATGAGTCTGGCTCAGTTACTCTGGCCAATAGTCCTGCTGAGTATGTGAAGCGTGTTGGATCTGGACAGACTATCAATCTACCTGAAGCACAGAAGTATGTGAATCCTCTGTTTGATCGGGCACTTGCACTGGCTAGACTGGATAAGACTTGGGATGCAAGTAATAAGGACGTGGCAGGGAACACTGCTAAGTTCAATGATGCAGTAACTAAACTGATCAAGCAAGATTCCACTGAGGTTCGAGCTGGAGATACTAAGAACCTATTCGCACTTCCTGGGCTCCAGGCTTTTGCAGGTATGAGGAATGTACAGCAGACTCCTGTGTTTGAGAAACTGTTTCGAGAGCGGATCAAGAATGGCGAGACATTTGATGATCCAACAAAAGTGCTTCAAGTAACTGCTGAAGCTGTGAGAAAGAATCAGATTACTATACCTGAAGCGCTCTCACTTTCTACGGTGTATCAACAAGCACAAGCTGTGAATCTGGCTGAGAAGAATCTAAATAAGTTTGGGATTCAAGGTGTAACTCCTGCTACTGTAGGATATAAAGTTCAGATTGATCTGGATCTTCTCCGTCTAGGCGGCTCTAAAGTTGTGGACCTAACTGATCCTACTGATTTGGGTCGCGCGCTTAATTCGTATCTTGCCCGAGTTTCGTACCAAGAAAGTCTGGCAGGACGTAGAGCTGGGATGAAAGATTTGGTAAATTCCGTGCCTCTCCAGTTCGGCCCCACTATTACCAATACTCCGCCTGATGGCGCTCCTTCGATCTATCGGTAAGGAAAAATAAATGGCTGACTTTTCTATCTTCAATTCCTCTCCTTCCCTTTCCAATCCATCTGAAGACTCCTCCAATCTTCCTTCTGTCTCCCAAGTTCCTTCTTGGATGGTGGCGGCAGATAACCATAATCTGGGGAATTCTCTGGGAGGTTCCTGGTTCGAGCCATCTACCTGGGGAGATAAATTCCAGGGAGCTGGTAAGTTTGTCTCGGTGTCTATTCTGTCCGGGGCCAATTCATTCTATCAAACCGCCCAGACTGTAGGGAACTGGTTTGGTGCGGAGAATGAGATTCGCCAGACTGATTCCTGGATCTCCTCCCTGGATTCTAATCTGGGCGAATACTATTCCCAGAATCGCTCGGCCGCTGATCTTGCAGGTTTTATTGCAGGCTCTCTGGTTCCTGGTTTGGGCGGAGTTAAGATGCTGAATGTGGGGCAGAAAGCTCTGATTGCAGCCTCTGAAGCAGGAGCAGTTGGTTCGAATCTGGCCCGGGCAACTGGGATTCTGGCTCCTCAGACTGCAAACTATGTGAAACTTGCTTCGGCAGATATTGCTCGGACCAATGCTTCATTCTCTCTTCTGAATCAGAACGCACTTCTGGCTCTCCGTAACGGTACCTGGCAGAATGTGCTGGAAGGTTTGGCATTTGAAGGTGCAGTGCAGGCTACGATGTTTAAGTCTCCTGTTCTGGAGGACCAAGACGTAGGGGATATTGCAAAGAACCTGCTGATTGGTGGCGCGCTGAGTGGTGTAATCGGTGGGGCGTTTGAAGCTGCTCGAATCACAACTAAGCTTGCTGCCGGTAGGAATGCGGAAGACATTCTGTCCAAGCCTTTCACATCTAAGGAAGCCTACGCAGAATCTTTGCCTCCTTCTTCCAAAGCAATTCTTTCTGCGGCAGAGCGAGAGGCTGCCCCTGTACCCATTCGGGCTGGAACTGGGGAGCAGTCTGAGGCAATCTATCTCAAGGATCGGAATAACTTTCTTCTTACCCAGGAGAAGCGGAACAATGATATCCGCACTGAGGTGAACAAGATGGTTCCTGGAGATAACAAGGAAGCTGGGAATCTGCTGGCGGATACCATGACTGTCAATCCTTCCAAACTTCTGGCAGGTGAGAACGCTATGCCCGCCGATAAGGTAATGGGAAATCTGCTCCATGCGGATCAGGTGGTGCGAGTGGGGCAGAAAACTAATGTGGAAACCGAGTTGGCAGCGGCTCTCAAGGCTGGGAATCTAGACGCCCTTTCTACTCTGGCTGTGCGAATTGTTAAGGTAACCGGGGAAGATACGGGGAAAGTTCTGGATGGAACTCCTGTAGTTAAAAGCCTGGCCGACACTGTGATGCCTAGGAAAGGGCAATCAGTCGGTGATGCGGTGATGGAGAATGTAGCAGCGAGAAAGATCTCTACAAAGAAACTCTGGAATGCCGCTGACTCAGTTGGGCCTGAAGCACATCTGGAAGCTGAGGCTCGGTATATCTGGTGGAGAGGTAAAGGTAAAGAAGTTCTGGAAGGAGCTAAGAAGCCAGTTGTTATCCACATGAATGATATCCCTGCGCTAGAGACTGTGTTTGAGTCAGGTCTGCCAGGGAAAGTTAAACTTACAGATGGGAAAACTGAGTTCAAGATCGACTCGACTCAGGAACTCTATGAACATATCAAGCAGACTAAGCTGGAGGTGGCGAATGAATTGCTGCTCAAGATGTCTTATGAAGGTAAGATTCCTACAACTGAAGGCACTGATCTTATCTCCCGCATTGTGAACACCCGGAAGAAGTATCTGGAAGGGGATCAAAATCTGGAGGATGAAGTCAAGGATCTGTTCTTCCGCCAGTCCATGAATAAGGCTTATGCAGAAGCGAGAGTGGCTGAAGGTTTGGATATGAAACCTGGAGTCTACGATACCGCTTTGATTCCTGAGTATGTGAAGATCTCGTATAAGATTCCGGAAGATCTGGTGAAGATTGATGGGAATGTGATTGATGGGATGGTGTTCCTGAAGAACCAGGAGAAAATGGCTCAGGCAGATGTGGATCGAGTTGCTGCCAGATACATGGGAGATTTGTCTGTCGGGCTTCCTACGGCAGAGGAACTAACTCGACTCTTACCTCAAGCTAATCGCGGAGGTGGTGGGCCTGGGCTGATTACATTTGCATCTGGGGCATATGGTTCCTTGGAATCTGCAGTGCAGCAACTTGGTTCTGTGACTCAGAGATTTAAAATTCAGCTTAAAGAATCCGGTAAAGATCTTCTCAATCCTCCTCTGGTGGCTTTAGTTCAAGATACTAAGGGGGCAATTGAGTGGGCAAGATTGAATCAAATTGTAGCTTCTTTGCCTGAGCACTATGTGTTTGTAGATGAGCTAGCTGAATATGGGTTTGGAGAAGGTCCAGGTTTGCTTGCACGTAAACTCATGAAGGGGGCGCAGGAAGAAGGATTTGAAGGGGCAGAACAAGTTCTTGCTAAAGGGGCGCCTGAAGCTATTCCTATTAGAAATGAAACTACAGTTAAAACTGCCAAAGAACATGTCAGGGCTAATGGAGAAATGATTCAAATGGAGCGGGATCTGAGAGCCTCACAAGGTAAGGAAAACTATAAGGACTCCAATACCTTCTATCCAGTCCGCCCGAATACCAAAGACTTCCAGCACTTTGCTTTTGTGGTTGATCCGCGAGTTACAGATGTGGGCCATAAGTCCATGATCCATGCAGCTTCGGAACGGGAATTGAATGAGCTGATTAAGCAGGTGCAACTGAAAGCTCCTGAGTACAAGGTGGTTACGAAGGATCAAGCGGAGGCGTTTTATAAAGCCAAGGGTGATTACGAATATGATCGCTCACTCCATGACAATTACGTAGACTCTGATCTGCGTAGGAAAGGTGTTGCCTCTGAGTTCTTTATCAAGACTGATCCACAGAAAATTGTAGATGAGACACTAAATTGGCATATGCGCCAGCGAGATGTTATGGCGGTAGAGGTAGTTCGGGGAAAGTATCAGCGACAGTTTGATTGGCTGGAAGATCAGGCAGGAGCTTATAGTTCCCTCGAAGCTTCTAGATACGGGGCTACTCTGGATAAGGTGGAGAAGTTTGAGAAGAACCCTTACATGAGTTATGTGAAAGCGGCTCTCGATGTTTCCCGCGCATCTGAGTATCCTCTGCTTTCCTCAGTTAACCGCGCACTCGATACTGCGGTGAGTAAAGTAGTTGGGCGGGTGAGGGAAGTTTGGAACTCGGCTAAGTCTCCTGCTGATCTGGATGGAATCAATACTGCGCTCCAGGAATCTGGGTATAACAATGCATACTACGATGCCGCTCTGAATCTGTATGCGAATCACACTGCACCGAAAGGGGAACTAACCAAGTTTATCCGTGCGTCCAATGCAATTCTTTCCAGGTTCACACTTGGTTTGGATCCGATGAATGCACTGAACAATGCGATTGGTGCGAATGTTTTGAGAGGTACAGAACTCTCTTATCTGACTCGGGCGCTGGAAGCATCGAATCCAGAAGCTGCAGGGAAACTGGCTGAGCTGACTAAGATTGCGCTACCTACAGAACAGCGCGCTCTTATCACTTCTCCTGCCAAACTGACAGCCCAGGCTTTCAAGAACTTCTTCTCGCCTGAATCAGCCGCATTGATTGAGCGATACAAGGCTGATGGATACATTCGGAATATTACTGAGCAATTCAGGTCGATTCTGGATGACTTCACCCTGCAGGGAACTGAGACAGTTGGGGATTTGAACTCGCGGATTCAGCGGGGGTTTGCTAAGGCGAGGGAATTAGGTGACAAGGGTGAGAAGCTCACTGGGAATACTTTTGCCGAGGAGTTCAACCGCTTTGTTTCCGCCGATGTGATGAGGCAGATTACAGATGTGGCTGTGGATGCAGGTGTGATAAGTCAGCGAGAGGCTCGTGCCTATATCAACACATTTGTCAATCGGGTGGAAGGAAACATTATCGCTTCACAGCGTCCATTGATTTTCCAGGGTCCGATTGGTCAGGCAGTTGGTTTGTTTCAGAGCTATCAGTTCAATCTGATGCAGAATCTTTTCCGCTATGTTGGGGAAGGGAGAGCAAAGGATGTGGCGACTCTGTTAGGTCTGCAAGGGACTTTCTATGGTCTGAATGGTATGCCTGGTTTTGCATTTATCAATCAGCATATTGTGGGAACTGCATCTGGGAACTCGAGCCATCGGGATCTCTATGATGCAACCTATGGAATTGCTGGAGTTGAGGCAGGGAAATTCTTCCTGTACGGTGCACCAAGCTATCTCCTCGACTCCAATCTCTACACTCGGGGCGATATCAATCCGAGACAGGTAACGATTCTGCCAACTGATCTGGCTTCGGTTCCATTCATTGGTGCGTACGGGAAGTTTGCATCTAATCTCCTGGATACTGCACAGAAGATTGGAGCTGGTGGTTCGGTTGTGCAATCTACTCTGTTTGGACTAGAACATAACGGGATCTCCAGACCTCTAGCTGGTATCGCGCAAGTGCTGCGAGCAGGAGTCAGCGATGGAACTGTGTTCTCCACTTCTAACAAAGGCACAATGATGGGACAGAATGATCTGTTCTCATGGTCCAGTGCAGTTAGAATTGCAGGTGCGAAACCACTGGATGAAGCTGTGATGACTGATGCTATGTATAGAAAACGTGCATACGAGGCGGTGGATAAAGGGAGATCATTGAATCTCGCGGAGACTGTGAAAGTTTCTGTGGCAGGTGGAGGAACTCTTAGTTCGGATCAGGTCTCTACATTTGCTGAAGCCTATGCTGCACAAGGAGGGAAACAGGATCAGTTCGGTAAGTGGATGATGAATCAGTATAAGGCAGCTAATACAGTTCAGAGTGAGGAGTTGGCGAAGCAGTTGAAAGATCCTCTGAGTTATAAGATGCAGTTGCTGATGGGAGGATCGGAGTGAGTTGGAACTGAGTAATTTGTAGGCATGAAAAAGCCCCCTTGGATGTTGAGTCCTTGGGGGCTTTGTTTTGTCTGGGGTTATTCAGGTTCACAGCCTGGGGCAGAAACAACTTGTGTAGGTTTATCAAGTTGTTTTCTAAATGTTTGAGCAAATGCAGAATATTTAGTGGCTGAGTTTTCGTGCATAATGAGAATCTGATTTAGTTTATACAGTTCGTACTCACTAAGTGTCAGTGTGTAAGTCTTTGTAGTCACATATGAAATTTCCATCATTGTACCCCTTTCGGCATTTCATTCACAATCAGAATCGACTGTCTACCTTCCCTCTTATCTTTCAACCTTCGGAGCAATATGTCTGCAAGTTTATTCCAGTCCTCCTGCACATAGTCTCCATCTAGGACAATGTCACAGTAAGCACAGATCTCTGCCATACGGAACTCAAAGTCTTGTGGCAGATGTTTCTGTAGATTGAGGACAAGTCGGGGATGGTAAGCTAGTTCCGCTTGGAGTGCGATGAGGGAATCGGATAGGTATTCGAACACCAGACCGCCCCGTACATCACGTTGTTGTGTTGCCATATAACTCCTTTAGTTTCAATCTGATTCGATACTGCTTACAAGCATGAGCTACAGTCTGAGGGATTGGTTTAGGTGCGCTAGGAGTATTGTATCCCCAGGCCCAATACGGTGTAGTGCTTCTTCCAGTTCGAATCCATACATGAATGTAGATCAATTCCCTTCGCCTCAATAGGAGCATGTACCGAGTCATGGTAGCATTGCAAACTCCGATCCGCTCCTGTAGTTCTGCCTGACTAAAATATCCCTGGTTCAGGAGCAAACAGAGTTCTGCAAATGAGGTAGAGGAAGCTCCTGGAATCAGCTTATGCCCCTGTTTTGTCATTCCTATCCTTTGCTTCTTGCTCCGTGAAAGCCAGAGACTTATACCGCTTCTCCAGTTTCTTCGCATTCGCCTGGAGAATCTCTTGCTCAGTTACATTCCAGATATTCTGTGCCGCTTGGATATAGAACCTCAGGTCTCCGAGTTCTTCAATAAGATTATCACGATCAAGGGGCTGAGAGTAGTGTAGATGTTTCTTGATACAATCAGCAAACTCTCCAGCTTCTCCGCACACTCCGAGAGCAACATGATTAGCTTGGTTGGAGTAGGTATCTGCTTTGAGAAGGAGAAGTACAAACTGGTCATAGCGAATATGTTTGAGAATTGGGAGACCATCTTCTCCTTGGACTTGAACCCAGATGAATGAGTTGGCTCTGGAAGATGAGTTGAGATTTGGATCTGCTTCGTGGAGGGATTGGGAAGCTGAAGGGCTCTGAGTCATAGTATAATCTTTCGTTCTTCCTCTGTTAAGATCGAGTAATCAAGCAACGAGGAATCATATTGCTCAATCGTTCGGCGCTTAGGTAGAAATCCCATCGCACCATCTGCACCTTTTACCTGCTGAATCTTATCTGCCATCTGGAGGTTCTGCATGATTGTAGCTAAGTCAGCAGGTTTCTCCAAGTCAGAACTAACGTGTCTCCAGATTTCCTTAAATGCTACCACATGAGTGGCAGAATCTAGGAGCTGGATAACTTTGTGACTCACATCTGAGTTCTTTGCTTTTCCGAATTCTCCAAGAGCTTTTGGCATAAGCTGTTCAGTGTAGGAGAGAATTGTGTTTGCTCCGATAACATCTGTTTCAAGGAGAGTCTTTCTGCCCGAAGATGCTGAGTATACCAGAGCAAGCTTAAGTAGATGGGAGAATCTTCTAGTTGAATACGACTCAAACCGCACATCTTCAAGCGCTCTAGGTCTAGAGTAAATCTTTTCAAGGAGTTTTCGTGAAGTACCTGTAACCTCAATTGCTCCGTAGCAATCTGTTTTAATCCTTCTAAGTCGTTCAACAAGATATTCTGTATGCTTTGGATCTGGAGGTTCTGGGAATGCGATTCGTTTTCCATTTGGTTCACCATAGATTAAGAGGATACGTGAGAAGAAACCCTGGCCTAGGATTTCAGTAGGAAAGGCTAAAGAAAATCCAGTGGGAGTATTGCCCCCAAGAATAGAGACAGTAGGATTATGAATAGAAACACTTGTCCCGTTCTTGATTCGATTCTTGTAGTTCCCCGAATAATCCCATAGAGTGCCAAGTAAAGAGATAAACTCAATGTTCCCATTGCCAAAAAAATCATTGAACTCATCCGCCATAATGAAACATTCTGCATCTTGTTTCCCTTCATCGGAATCACCGAATATATTCTCTTCCAGAATCGACTGGACTGATTTGATTTCCTTCGGGTCGCCTGATTCTCCTGCCAGATCCAGAAGGAACTTCTCTTTGGTTGTCTTATCTGCTGCTATTGTGTCGTAACCTGCATTGACTAACAGTTTCTTCATCAGCTTAATTGCCGTAGACTTTCTGGTTCCTGGGGAGCCGATGAGCATGGTATACATATTCGGATGAATAGTAAAGTGTCCATGCTCGAAGTAGAGTTGGCGCCCAAGGAATGCACCGATTCCAGTAATTGCCGCCCATCTGGAGAAGAAGGCAGGAACTTCTGTATTCGATGTGTAGGAAAGATAAGAGGAGAAGAAGTCCTCTGGTGGCATGGGGAAGATCTCAGGTTAGGGAGGTAGATAGGATAAGAACTCAGGTCTCATAATAAGGTACCTCAGTGATAGAGTTCCAGAGAACAAAGGTAAATTCAAAACCTACCTTCCAGACGTACAGTTTAACTGTGTACAGATTGCCCTCATAGTTCCTAGTAATCGGGATGCCTAGATCTGAGTACCCATATGTAGATCTATAGGCAGTAAAGTGAAAAGGATTAAACATACTCACCTCGGAAGGTTGTTATAATCTTGAAGCTGCTGGCCATAGATGATCTGGTCAGCTAAAGCTTTAAGTTCGGGAGGCGCATCATCCCAGGTGTTTAGTGCGCGGTTGAGAAGTTGGATGAATCCTGGGATAGATTCGCCCTCGATCAGAAGGTTAATATGAGGAGAAGGCTCTAGTTTATTTAGATAGATCATTTGATTACTCAGTCTCGGACCAATAAATTGCAGGTTTGAAATTACCTTCCTTATCCTTCTTCCCCATCTTCAGGGCAGCCGGGACTGTGAAGGTTCGTGTAACTCCAGATACATCGCGGACACTGACAGGAATCTCCATACATTCACGAACTGTATTAGCATGCTCTTCCCTTCCGTGCGCATATGAAAAGAGAATTGAGTCGTGTATCTGGGCGTGTAGGCGGAAGGTAGTTGGGTTGGGTAGTGCAACTTCATAGAACACCCTCATGAATGCTTCGTTAAGAGTTCTTGCATTGAGTGATTGCGGACAATGGGCCACATAGCTATTCAAATCAAGTTTGTTTTTATCTGGTTTTCCAAAGCAGTATCTAGTCCAGTCGCCTTGTTCAATATACTTTGCAGCGTTACCAACTCTGACATTATATTCTGTGTGGTGATATGCACGGCTAACAAGCTTGCTGGATATTCCGATTTCGTTGACGACGCTGACATAGTATGAGTCCTTGATTCGTGGATAGGTTTTATGGAACTGGGCTAGGAGATACTCTGCAATCTTCTTCAGGTCATTGAAAGGAAGCTTGAGCAATCTACCAGCTTCCCGGATCTTATCAATTCCCATTGTGTCAATTAGAACCCCAGGACCCATGTTGTAGTTTGCCCCGTGGTTGACTCGTTTAGCGAGATCACGAAGCGCCTTGTCTCTTGTTTTCCCAGCGCTATCATCATAGATGGATTCATATGACACGCCAAAAAAACTACTAGCATTAACTGAGTGGAAGTCTCGAGTTCCAGAAACTGCTGCAATGAGTGCCTCATCTCCAGAAATATGTGCGGTATCTCTAGATTCTGCTTGTTCAAGGTCACACTCAGCGAGGTAGAACCCTTCGTCAGCGCAGAGGGTTTTCTTAACTTCAGGTCCCCTAGGAATATTCTGGATTTGTAGTCCACACCAGAAATGGTGCTCTCTACTTGCCAGTCTCCCCGTGTCAGTGCCGTGGGGGTTGAGAGCGTAAAGTACACGGTTCCGATATTCTTTTGCACCTTTTTCTCCATCTTTATCTGCGTCAGATTCGACTCGAAGATATGTGGTTGCTAGTTTCCTGAGCCCTCGGATACCTAGAATTCCTCGCTCCCCAAGGAGTCGTTCATTCAGAGGATGCCGGAGGATTGCTTTCTTCAGATCCTTCTCATTGGTGGAGGTAATATCTCCACAGCCTAGAACTTTGAGTAGAGTTTTAACTTGGACAGGTGAGCCAGGATTGAAACCGGCTACGCCGAGAGACGCACGGAGAGAAGATAGAAGTGAGGATTCTTCTTCATCAACTTCTTTCCGTGCTTCAAGGAGTCGTTCTGGGTCTCGTTTCAGCCCAGTCATCTCAGCCAGGAGACACGGGAACACTAGGGGAAACTCTAGTGCATAGTTCCTTTTGGCCCAGTCCGGGGCTCGAAGAATCCATTGAATGCAGACATTTGCTGTGGCCCAGGTATCAAGTGCATTGTATTTATAGTATTCATAAAGGTCTTGTGTCTCTGCAAGATCCTTCCAGTATACCACCTTCCGTAGAAAGAAGGCATTAAGGAAAGCAAGATCCTTTGGTAGCTCGGAATACCAACTATGAAATTGATGTGCAGTGTCCCAGATCCATCGGGTACAGGGAGCGTTGTATCTAAGGAAATATGTGTTGTCATACTTTCCATTTTGAAATACCTTCGAGATATCTAGCGCATTTATTTTCCGGACGTAGGCCAGATTGAAACTCGAATCCAGAGGAATAACATAGGAACGAGACTCAATGCTACCAGAGGTAGAGCGATACAGCCCAGTATAACCAACGCAACGAATAGCCAGATTGACACGAGTAGTCTCAATGTCACAAGATATAAGGAATGCAGATGATAGATCATGATATGCGGACTCTAGCTTAGTGGGTGAATCACAAAGAGACCAGACAAAGGATGTTGCCTCTGCCCAGGAATCTGGCGATACAACTTTACTGATATGCCGTTGGTAGATGAACTTGGCGTAGGAAACTGTGAGGAGTTGTCCCAAAGGTTCGATGAAGACAATCTCGATCCCTTTGTGAGTGAAAACGGATCCGGCATAATTAGACAGACTCGGCTGTTTCCTGGTGTCAGACTTCCCTGAATTGGCAAGAAGTTTTGTGAGGATAGTGACTGAGGTCGAGACAATCGCCGTGATGCTTCGCTTGGAACAATATAATTCCAGCTCTGTGAGCATGGTGAGAGTATCACAGATTGTGTATGTGGATCTACCATTGAACATTCCTTTGAGATAAGGTAGGTAAGGTTTATCTTCTGGGGTACCTAGGAAAAGGCAGTTACCTGTTGCGCTCATAGTTCTCCTGTTCTTTCATGGTGAGCTAATGAAAATACCCTCAGAAGCCGGAAAGACTTAAGAGGGTACTTGGGATTAGCTTACGTTATCAACGGGATCAGACAATCTGGAGCGAGACAATATCGGTATAGCTCTTCGTCTTATCCTTATTCATCCGAACCTTCGTGACAACCAAAGCTTCAGCACCTTGCAGATCATCAATCAGTTCCCGGTTCTTCTTCGGGCCAAATGATTCAGCCGCCGCAGCCAGGAGCTTCTTGAAACTACCTTGACCCAGTTCATTGTTCATCATGTACAGAACATTGGTGGAATCGCCAGGCTTCGGAGCCTCATCCTTCTCAGGATTGGCAAGCTCTTGAGTTTCGACAACAGTGAGGGAAACTTCAAAGGCCGGAGTCTTTTCGGCGCCGATTTGTTTCTGTTCCACTTTCAGAGTACAGACATGAGCACCGGCCGCGAAAGGCTTGAACTCAGGCATATCTGCAATGTCATCCAGAGTGCCGTCGAGGAGAGAGTCAATGTCGAGGAAAGAGGATTGGGTTTGTGCGTTCATGATATGGTTTGGATAGTTGAGAAAAGATTAGAGAACAGTGTAGTTAGAAGTGGTACGACCTTTAAGATCGACAGTGTCTTTAAAAGTAGGGGCAGGAATAATAGGTTCAGGTGTCAGAGATCCTTTCTTATAATCCTCCACTCGTTCAACCAATGCAGCGTATCCGCATAGATCAATGAGTGAATCTTTGTGGGTTAGTGAGTGCCGCAAGCGTGCAATCTTGAGGAGTGCCATCATATGACAGATATCATACGGTGTCAAGAGGGTCTGACCATTATCTTTGCGGGCCAGATAAGAATTCCAGAAGTCTGCAATCAGTTGGAGATTCTGGTCTGGTGAGCCATATGTTTTCTCTCGGTCGCCGTAGATTACATCATGTGCTTTGTCTAAGATTGAATCGTTAGGTTTCATGATTTAGTCTTTCTTCTTCATTGCAGCCAGTCGATCTTGCAAAGAGCTTGCTGCTTTAGCTGCTGGAGTGTCGGAGGATTTTACAGATGCAGTGTTTACAGTCTTTACTTCTCCTTTGAAGATTGGGATAAGGCTTGCAGATTCTTGAGTCTCAAGGACAGCCCCTGTTCTAGAGCCTGTAAGTATGTTTCCATTGTATAGAGTTGAGCTCGCAGCGATATGTCGTTTGTTTTTAACCTCGCAGTAGACAACTTCATCAAAATACTTTGCAGTGTTGCGAGAAAAGTTTCTAGTTCCTGCAGTAGGGACAAGTTTTTGTTTTCCATCTTCCATCTCCGCTTCAGTTTCGTGTGAGATACAGACTACATGGAAACCTGCCTGCTGTACATGAGAAAGGAAAGTATCCATCAGCTTACCTAGATTCCCCCAGTCATCATAGTCTAGCTTGTAATCTTCTGGCTGGTTCTTTGTGATGTGAGAGATAGCAGACTGAGTAAGCTGTGTGAGAGAATCAAATACGACAATTGTATCAAGAGGCAAAGTTCCGAGTTCAATCTCAACAGTGGGATCACCAGACTTTGCACAGATGAGACAGTTCCATGTACCATGTTTTTCACAGACTTTTCCTTTCTGTCCTTTGATTGCTTTGAGGCAAGTCTGAATTGCCATCGGAAAGGATCGAGTATCTGGGATGGAGATAACTTCGATTCGTTCCTGCTGTTCTGGAGGAAGCTTGAGCAGAGTATCTACACCGTTTTCAAGATCGAACCAGATGAGATTGAATTCCTTGGAGAGTTCACCTGCTAGTTGAGTCTTGCCAGATTTGGGTGGGCCAAAGAGAAGAACTCGATGGGACTTAGATGCTGTTCGTTGGGATAGTTTCATGGCTTTGGTGGATGGATTGAGGTAATTAGATTTTGCAAATGTTTTACAGCGTCTGTCAACAGTCCGTGATGATCGCCAAACGAACGAATCACATCTTGAAGATTAGCTTTGGTGCGATGGAGTTTGCCCAAATATACAAACTTTTTATGAACTTGCTTCTGTTTCTCTGTAAGAGGGGGAGTAATATCTACCCATTCAGGATCGTCACGGAATTTTCTAAGCCAGACAGAATGAGATACAGTTACTTCCAGTCCAGTAGTTTTGTGTCGAAGTTTCATGATCAGTTCAACTCCTGTTACTCAGTATGTAAACTTGCCAGGCAATTAGCAGTGCGTAGATAGTTACATAAATTACTTTATCAATTATATCTTTTCTCTCTGAGCCTAATACCATTCCAGCGTTGAGAATACAAAAGACAAGTGCAGTCCAGACATAGATATATGGGTCGCTCATGTTAGTTCCTCTTCCATCTTCTTCATTTGTGATTCGAGCAGATCCTGCAGAGAGATATCAACCTGGTACTCTGTCTTATCCACTTCTTTCTCAGTGCATGGTTTGGTTAGATAGGAGGTTGAGAGAGTACAGGTGTTGAAGTATTCACAGGCGCGGGAGTAATTGAAACATGATTCACCTCGCATTGGATATACTTCAGCTTGCTCATAGAGTTTAATAGTTTCGATATCGAGAAGCAGTTCTTTGATCCAGAGTGCGCGCTGAAGGAATGATTTGGAAAACGGAATCGGTGTGAACTCCAAACTCTTCGTCTGATAGATCAGATAAAGAACTTCATAACTAGATAGGTCAGGAAAAAGCACGTCGAGAACCACGCTATAGCCAATAGCCTGTGAAGAGTTCTTATATGACTCTGGATTAAGTGTAACTGCTCCAGTTGTTTTGCACTCAAGGACGATGATCTGGCCTGTACTCTTATTTCGTAGCACTGCATCCACAAATCCTCTAAGTCTAAATCCATCTGGGAAAGTGATACAAAAAGATAGCTCGCAAGCAGGCTTCCCATTATAATGTACAAGCTCGTAATCATCTAGGAACCCTGCCTCTCTCAGTGCCATGAATCTTTGCAGTGCAATTACTGCAGTGTAGAATGATTTGTTTAGTTTGGGATCTGTGTGCGCCAGATCAGTGTGCCAACCTAGAAACATCTTCCAGATTATTTCCCGCTCACTTTTCCCTTCAAGCGCAAGTTGGATAGCCTCGCCAACAATGTGTCCGTAGGCAAACGTGACGGTGGACTTGGTTGACTCTTCGGTACGAAAGGTGGATCGCTTTCGGTACAGTTCGAACTTTCTGGGGCAGGAGTGGAGAGTGAGGAGGGATGAATAGGAAAGTTGGCGAATGCGGTAATCAATTGTGCCTTCATATCCTGGTTCGACATAAGCTGGTGATACAGTTCCTTCTGCTGTGATATCGAGAGATCCAAAAATAGAAGATTCGTCCACTGGTGAATCATGTAGAAATGAGTCGATGTTGAAATCTGAGGTAGACATGATGTGATTTCTTCGAGTAGGGGTGAATAAATACCTTCTCTACAAAAGGAAGAAGGCTCACAATGGAGCCATTCTTTGAGGAGTTGGTATTTCCACCTAGGTAGGGAGTCTCGGAGACTGATGAAAGATAGGCCCGTGAGTAGGATGGAACTCAATTCGGTCGAAATACATGCAGTAAATTTTTGCTGTGAGAGCGGTTGGTCGGAGAGCATATTTGTTTTGCATCATGATTCCTAGAATGCTGCCGCGCCTAGTGCCTTAATTTTCGCTGCCGCTGATTTCTGTGCGGCAGGTTTGAGAGCAGCTTGGGAGAATTCAGTTCTGGTCTGAATCTGGAGACCTTGCACAATGATCTGGATCTCAGATTCTTTCAATAACGTGACATTCTCAGGTTGAGCAGAGAGAGCTGAATGAATATCTCGGAGGAGAGCAGGTAGTCGTGGATGCTTGGAGAGAATGACTTCTTCGAGCTGGAGAATTGATTGGGACAGTTCAGTGTATGATGTAAGATTGGCCATTGGAGATTAGTTCCGGTTAGAAAGGTGCATCATCATCGTAATCATCGAATGGTTTCTGTGTTCGTTTAGTTGTGGCAGGGGGAACATAAGAACCAACTGGAGCAGGATCAGATAGATCCACATACTTCTTCAGTTCCGGCTTCTGTTTCACAATCCACTCAGAAACTATGATCCAGTCCTCGCCATCGCCATCTGGAGATTTGAACCACTTCTCTGCTTGGGAGAAAGGGAACCACTCAGAGATGAAAGGATCAATAGGGGAGCCAGAGATTGCTTGCACTTCAAAGTATACAGCTTTATCTGTTTCTCGAAGCCAGGTTCCTGTGAGAGTTACTTTTGGATCTGTGGGCCTCATAATGTTATTTATCCTCAAACATCTGTGCAGTAGAGATTTTGTACCCAATAAAAGATACCAACACTCCTGCACAGAATCCAACCATAGTCATAATGAAACCGAAAGTGTAAGTGGATAGTTCAATCATTCAAAGTCCTCCTTAATTACAGTGTAAGTGAGATAAAATGTGAGTATGCTGTTCTCTCTTGAATGAGTTAACATAGCTTCACGCGGAGAGAGAAGAAGTTTCTGTCCAACATCTAGCCATTTCTCTTTCTTCACAGCTTTTACAATTCGCTTATGTAGAACTCTTGGAGCTGAGATAGAAACGCCAACATCCCTAGCTTCTTGATGAGGCAGGGATTTGAGTTTGTTCCAGATAGAATAGTAAAGACGAGAGGTCATAATTTCATATTCTTAGTCCATCACCCACTCTGTGCAACTCAGATGTTTACCAGTTGAAAATCCCCACGATTCTCAATCTGTTCACGATTACTGGTAAGGATTGCGTCCGGGTGATGGACTAAAGATACGATTTGTTGGGCAGTTTATACTCATACCCAGGAGTTGCTTGGCCCTAGCTA